GTAGTGACAGGGTGATCAGTGCCAATGCATACAAGCTGACCAAGCACCCAGTGATCAGTCAGATGCTGGAAGATGCATGGGGCGAGACTGTGGAGGCGTTGACCGAGGATGTCGCAGCCACCAAGAGATATGTCCTGAGACAACTGCTTGCACTGAGCAAGGGAGCCAAGCAAGAGGGCAGCCGTTTAAAAGCACTGGAGTTGATGGGCAAGGCAGTCGGCGTGTTTACACCAGTGACAGACGTTGCAGTAGCAGCACCCAGCGCAGATCAGTTGAAGCGGGAACTGTCCGGTCACCTCAAGCTGCTGACGAAGGCGTGATGCGTGTAAACGTCCAGCGGTGGCTCCCAGTGGCGACCCCACCGTACCCCCACCCCCCTAAACGACCCGCACACGCCCCCGCCCACGTTACGCTCTAATCCGCTCAAACGATTACATAGCGACATACCCCCATGTCTAACTTATCACTACCCCCCGGGGGTATATATATTTTCAGAAAAGATATTTGCGAACGTTCTCAATATCGTTTAAACTCACCGCATGACTAAACGCAGACAACTTGTCTTGGACTTCATCAGAGCCTACATAAGGCTTCATGGTGTGTCTCCCTCTTATGAGGTGATAGCCAAGAGTTTGGGAATGTCGTCGAAGTCCAACATCCACAGAATCATCCACCGTTTAAAGGAGGATGGGTATTTGGATCTGAAGCCATACAAGTTCCATTCCATCAAGCTTGTGGATAAGTCCGTAAAGGAAATTAGCAAGCTATGACTCTCCTTACTGCGAAAGAGATCTCGGGGTATTTGAGTATTGTGGATAAGGTTCCCGATACCGAGCGGGCAAAGATTAATATGCTCTTGGAGATGGACAGGGTAGAGAAATGCAGGGAATCCTTCCTTTTCTTTGTCCAGCAGATGTGGCCTATCTTTATCTCGGGGCAGCATCATAAGATCATGGCAGATGCCTTTGAGAGAGTTGCCAAGGGGGAATTGAAGAGACTGATCATCAATATGCCTCCCCGGCATACAAAGTCAGAGTTTGCTTCTTTCCTGCTTCCAAGCTGGTTCTTGGGTAAGTTCCCGGAGAAGAAGATTATCCAGACTGCTCACACCGCAGAACTCTCAACAGGGTTTGGACGCAAGGTAAGGAATCTTGTTTCCTCGGAACAGTATTCAAAGATCTTTGATACCAAGCTGTCTTCGGACTCAAAAGCTGCTGGTAGGTGGAACACCAACAAGGGAGGAGACTACTTCGCTATTGGTGTAGGTGGTGCCGTCACTGGTAAGGGTGCAGATCTTTTGATTATTGATGACCCGCATTCTGAGCAAGAGGCAAAGCAGAATAATCCGGCGATCTTTGATAATGTGTATGAGTGGTACACCTCCGGGCCTCGGCAGCGTTTACAGCCTAACGGAGCGATCATTATTGTTATGACTCGGTGGGCTAAGAGAGACCTCACCGGGCAGATTCTGAAGAAGTCCGCCAATGATGGAGTGGATGAGTGGGAGGTTATTGAGTTCCCCGCTATTCTCCCTTCGGGAACCCCTCTGTGGCCTGCGTTCTGGTCAAAGAAGGAACTGGAGTCCCTCAAGGCAGAACTTCCCGTCGCCAAATGGGAAGCGCAGTACCAACAGAACCCCACCGGTAATGAGGGTGCGATTATCAAACGGGATCAGTGGCAAATCTGGGAACCAGAGAAGATGCCTGCCTGTGAATACATCATCCAGTCTTGGGACACGGCCTTTGAAAAGAATAACCGTGCCGACTATTCCGCCTGCACCACTTGGGGAATATTTGAACACCCCGACGAGAAGGGGAACTATAAAACCAATATCATTCTTCTAGATGCGTTTAAACAGCGCATGGAGTTTCCAGAACTCAAGAAGATGGCATTAGAGTTATATAAACAGTGGGAGCCGGACACGCTCATTATTGAGAAGCGTGCTGCTGGTGCGCCATTGATTTATGAACTCCGCAAGATTGGCGTTCCTTTATCGGAGTACACCCCCGGCAAAGGCAACGACAAAATAAGCCGTGTAAACTCTATTGCAGACCTATTTGCCTCTGGGGTTGTATGGTGTCCAACAACGCGCTGGGCAGACGAGGTTATGGAAGAGATGGCAGCATTCCCCAATGGGGATAACGATGACTTGGTTGACTCCAGCAGCCAAGCATTAATGCGGTTTCGGCAAGGTGGGTTTATACAGATTGCCTCTGACGAGGAAGATGAAGCACCCATCTTTCGGCGTAAATACGAATACTACTAAGGATACCCAATGGCTAATTTTGATAAAAGTTTGTACCAAGCACCTGCAGGTCTTGAAGAATTGGCAATGGCAGAAGAGCCAATTGAGATTGAGATTGTCGACCCCGATGAAGTGAATATCCACATGGACGGGCTTGATATCTCCATTGACGCAGATGAAGAAGACTTTGGTTTAAACCTTGCAGAAGAGATGGACGAAGGAGATATGTCTTCCATCGCAGGGGACTTGGATGATGACATCTCTAATGACAAGGGTAGCCGCAAAGACTGGGAAAAGGCTTATGTTGAAGGTTTAAAGCTACTGGGTCTTCAGTTTGAGGAAAGAACAGAGCCTTGGCAGGGTGCTAGTGGGGTGTTCCACCCAATGATTACTGAGGCAGTTGTAAAGTTCCAGTCAGAAACTATTACCGAGATGTTCCCCGCCGCAGGGCCGGTACGGACAAAGATTATTGGTGAAGAGACCACGGAAAAGAAAGAAGCTGCAACTCGCGTCGAAGACGACATGAACTATGAACTCACCGAAGTGATGCGTGAGTTTCGACCAGAACAGGAGCGGATGCTGTGGAGTCTTCCTGCAACAGGATCCGCCTTCAAGAAGGTGTACTTTGATCCCAATCTGGGACGGCAAGTATCCATGTTTATTCCTGCGGAAGACATTCTTCTGCCCTATGGAACCACAGATCTGGATACCTGCTACCGCCTGACCCATGTCATGCGCAAAACCAAGAATGAGATTCTAAAACTGCAACAAGCAGGCTTTTATCGGGATTGTGATCTTCCAGAACCCGGCAAAGAACAAGACAACATCAAACAAGCCAAAGACAAAGAAACCGGCTTTAGCGATATCAATGATGAGCGTTACACCATCTACGAGGTTCATGCAGACATTGATCTGCCGGGGTTTGAAGATGTAGATGAAGATGGAGAGCCTACCGGAATTGCTCTGCCCTATGTAGTGACCATGATCAAGGAGAGCAGCAAGGTACTTGCTATTCGTCGCAATTGGAATGAAGATGACAAGCTGCGTTTAAAGCGCCAGCATTTTGTACATTACCAATATATCCCCGGCTTTGGTGCCTATGGTTTTGGTCTTTTCCACCTGATCGGTGGATTTGCCAAGTCTGCGACCAGCATCATGCGCCAATTGATCGATGCAGGGACTTTGTCCAACCTGCCCGGTGGTCTCAAAACCCGTGGATTGCGGATTAAAGGCGATGACACCCCGATTCAGCCCGGAGAATTCCGTGATGTGGACATTGGATCTGGTGTTTTGCGGGACAACATCCTTCCTCTACCTTATAAAGAGCCAAGTCAGGTTCTTGCAACCCTGTTGGGAACAATTGTTGAGGAAGGACGCCGATTTGCCGCAACAGCGGACATGAATGTGAGCGATATGTCTGCCAATGCTCCAGTTGGAAGCACATTGGCCCTTCTTGAGCGACAACTCAAGGTGATGACAGCCATCCAAGCCCGCTTGCATTACACATTTAAACAAGAATTAGGTCTTTTGGCAGAGATTATTCGGGATTACACCGACCCAGACTACGATTACAAGCCGGAAAAAGGCGACCAAAGCGCAAAACGGGAAGACTACGACTACGTAGAGATCATTCCCGTTTCGGATCCCAACGCAGCGACCATGAGTCAGCGTGTAGTGCAGTACCAAGCAGTCATGCAAATGGCCCAAATGGCCCCCGATATCTATGACATGCCCCAACTGCACCGCCGGATGTTGGATGTCTTAGGGATTAAAAACGCAGATAAGCTTGTAAAGCTTCCAGAAGACCAGAAACCAATGGATCCTGTCTCGGAAAACATGGCAGTATTAAAAGGAGAGCCGGTAAAAGCCTTCTTTTATCAAGACCATGAAGCCCATATCACGGTGCATCAGTCTTTTATCCAAGACCCCATCTTGGCACAAAGCATTGGTCAAAATCCCCGCGCACCTCAAATACAAGCCGCAATGATGGCGCATTTGTCAGAGCATTTAGGATTTAAATACCGGGCGCAAATTGAACAACAAATGGGTATTGGTCTACCCCCGCAAGATGCACAACTGCCTCCGCAAGTGGAACTAAGCCTCTCTACCATGATGGCTCAGGCAGCGCAGCAAATTCTGCAAGACAGCCAAAGCCAAGTGTCACAGCAGCAGGCGCAACAACAAGCCCAAGACCCAATGGTTCAATTGCAGCAGCAAGAGTTGCAACTCAAGCAAGGTTCCTTGCAAATTGAACAAAGCAAACTTCAATTGCAACAACAAAAAGAACAAAGCGCAATGCAGATTGAGCAAAGCAAATTGCAGTTTGAGCAACAACTTGCACAAGCAGAATTGCAATTTAAAGAGAAACAATTGGCTATGGAGGCCGCTGCCAAATCTGATGCAAACAAAATCAAACTGGCTGAAATCCAAGCCAACATGCAGTTAAAAGGAACGCAAATTGGTGCGCAGATCAAAGAGAGCCAGCAAAAGCAAACCTTTGAACAAGAACACGCCGGGATAAAACTTGGCGCACAGATCTCTAAAGATCAAAAAGATCAAGCCCTTTCGGCTTTGCAAACAGTCGACAACATAGCTAAGGAAAAACCATGATCCAAGATTTTGCTCGGGTATTGCGTGAACAAATCCGCAAAGACATGAACAATTATGCAGATGACATGGCTGGTGGGGTCTGTCGGTCTTTTGAAGAGTATCAAAAACTATGCGGTGTTATTCAGGGCCTAGC